TAAATTTTTAATATTAAACTGGTTTAAGATACTTTGGATTTGTTTAATAGATTCAAAGAAAAAACCTACTTCATCATCTGATTTAAATGACTCTCTAGCATCTACTTCTTTAATCTTTTTATCTGACATTTCAATTATGTCAGAGATTTTGTTTAAATAAGACATATACCCTAAAAGGATATCTTCTTGTTTTTCATTTTTTCTAAGAAGGTTAAAGGTCGTGTATCCTAAGATCACGACCATTAAACTTAATATAACAATTGCAATTATCATATATTATCTAATAAACTTTTTAAACCTTCACTCTTGATGTTACCTAAAGCTTTAGTCTTAACAGGTGACTTTTTAGTTTTTTCAATTGTGAAATTTGATGAGTTATTTTGGGTTACTTCGCCTTTAAGTTTAGGCATCCATACTTGTTCAAATTCAATACGTGCGGCCATTAAATCTGCTTGATGTACAATAAACACTAACGCAGTACGTGGTTTTGTTTCAGGTGACCAAGACATTAAATATGGCTTGTTAGCATCATCATATAAACCATCATGTAACTTAATAGCTAACATTTCGTTTCTGGAGAATGTAACACCATGAGACATAAGTAAATGTAATCCACGGTCTGGTACTGACATGTATTCAAGTCGATCATTGAATTTATAATCTTCACCTAGTTTCTCTTTACGCCATTGATCTGTCTGGGGAATGTATGATTCGTTTTGTTCATCTCCCATTTTACCTAGGTCGTGATTTAGAGCAGCAAATACTAATTCTTCAACTGTATATGTTGAAGTATCTACTCCCATTTCAATCCAAACTTTATTTAGTTTAAGAGCACATTGTACTACTCGTAACACATGATCTACATAACCTCCTGGGAATGCATTGTGATATTCTTTTTTATGAGAAGCAGGCATAAGCATAACACGCTCAGCATACTGTTCATAGAATGCTTTTAACTCAGAACATCTAGGTTCAGAAATATGAGTGTTAATAATAGATAGAAATTCATTCCAATTATCTTGGATTTGTTCTGCTGTTAATTTCATCGCGCGGCGACATTTAATTCATAACCATCAACAGGCTCACTTTCAACATACGCTCTAGCTTGTTCAATTGATTCTCTAATACGCTCTAAAGCAGCTTTATAGTCTTCAATGGGTTGTTGTTGATTAACAATAAAGTTAAGTTGATTTGTTAATCCCTCAATTTTATTGAGTTCATGTAAAATACTGTTTCTATGTTTCATATATTTGTTTTTAATAACGTTATTACATTATCACGTTTCTTATATCCTACGTTTTAATGTTTTCCTTATAACTCGTAATTATATAATAATAAAAGAAAACTACGGGGCCAAATTATTTTTAAGAGAGGTTTACTATGTCTTGAATTTGTTTTAAAAATATACATTTTTCATATTCTTCTACACTTTCAAAATATATTAAAGCAGCGTTTAATGTTTCTTTAAATGTATTGTCTGAGTATAGTTTTATACAATCAAGATGTGTTTCATTAGTAATGTCTAATTTAAATAAGTGATTATAAGCTTTATCATACACCATATAGCTACTAGCTCTTTCAATCTCATTTACATCTAAATCTGGGTTAGCATCACCTAAAAATTTAATTAATTGTTTAGCAAATGTCTCATAGTTAGTAATGAGTCTTTTAAACATTCCAATCCATATCACAGGACTTTCAGATAAATCTATTTGTGAAATTGTCTCTTCAGGTTCTTCAGGAGACTTAAATAAACTAAATATTTTGTTAATATTCATATCATATACATATGGTTAAAACTGGTTTTTAGCGGTTTTAATACAATCGCCTATACCTTATACATATTATAATATACTAAGAAAAAAAGCGGCTAAAAGCCGCTTTAAAAAGTAAGTTGAAATTATTATTATCCTTTAATTACTTGTTTAGCACCAGTTGTACCTAGTACTTTATCTATACGTGAGTCTGTATATGAACGGCACTCAGCTATTTGGTTATAAACTCGTTCAAGTTCATAAGATGTTTGACGATCTGTTTCTTTAAACTTTTCATAAACTTGTTGAAGATTATAATCTCTATCTCGAGTACCATTATCTATCCACTCATGAGTGGCTTTTAATTCAAATGTTAACTTGTTAATCTTAACTATACCCCAAACAATCACAGCCATAAAAGCAACTGCAACAATCGAGAGCATACCTAAAACGAAAGATGTTGTTTCCATAATTTGTTTCTCCTTTATTTTAATAACTTACTTTTTAGTGCACCTTGCAGGAATCGAACCTGCGACCTACTGATTATGAGTCAGTTGCTCTAACCGATTGAGCTAAAGGTGCTGATATATAACAATATAATGAAATGTTTTTAAGTTACCAAACTTTATCTGGAGAATAGACTCTAAAGAAATGATATGAGGTGCGAGCTAATGGTATCCTAATTACAAAGAAATTATAACTATCCCAAAATTTAATAGCATATTTACTATCAAATTTCCCATCAAAATAAACCTCAACCACCCCAGCTTTAAGATCACATATAAATTTTAAAGCATTATTTTGGATGATATAGATATCCTCTTCCTCTATTAGTTTAATCTTATAAAGTTGATCTGTTCTATAAAGTGAGTCAATGACTATATGACTATGACCTGGAATGAATAGTCTATATTCTTCTTGATCAAATCTTTTGTTTATGGGGACGTATTGAGAGTATAATGAAACCTTTATTAGTAGTGCTAGAAGCACAGTTAATATTTTCATTATGGTGTGTTTATAATAAATATTATAAACCAAGTACCCTCATCAGGATTCGAACCTGAGACCGACAGATTAGAAATCTGTTGCTCTATCCAACTGAGCTATGAGGGCATAAACCTATACTTACTCACACCGAGTGCTGCAGTTTACGCTGAGTATTGTAAATATAGGAGGATTGATAGCGACTCAATCTATTAATGGTCAAGGAAGGATTCGAACCTTCACGGGCTGCCATTATAGTGACCAGGACGTGTACACATACCTTTTTTTACCCACAGTGCTATAACATCTGTCACGTCTTACCAATTCCGCCACTTGACCAATGATTAATCTTTTAGATTATCATACTTACAACATGTCAAATAATAATCAATAATGTTCTCTTTAGATACATTAATTCCTTTATGTAACGTTCTAGTAACTACCACCCACAACTCGTCTATGTGGGTGGTAATTGGTTCTAGCTTCAGCTCTTTACTTATTAGCTGATGTAATTCTTGTTTACTATTAAGCTGCATATTCAACTGCAAGTTCATATAGTTTAGCATTCAAATCAAGGTCCTGACGGAAGTTCTTAATCTTTCTTGCTTTACGCAATTTAGTACCTGCTGTGTATTCAAACATACCATGTACTAACTTTTCTTGAACCACATTAAATACACTCCACAAATCATCACCATTATCTTCAGGACGAGTTGGTGTAACCAAATCATCAAAATCAATTGTAATGTTTTCCAACTGCTCAGCTCCGAATCGAATTGCAGCTGCTTTTTTAGCAAACTCAGCAATTTGTTCTTTGCGAAGTTTCTTTTTCTTGAATTGATTCATTGATTCAACAGTTAGTGGAAGTTTCTCTACCATTGTACCAATTACATTCTTCAACTCTTCAAAATCATATCCGTAGTGACGAATCTTAAGATTTTCAAACTCCTTAGAACAAATAACCAAACCATTCTCACACACCATACGGAACAAACCAGCTGTGAAAGTAAATGCGTTTTTACCATCATGACTATTAGTCAATAGAATCTGTGGGTAAGCATGATCACCATCTTCTCCATTAATGACAATATCATTATTACGGAACACAACTAGGTGTTTTTGGTAACCATCGCCTTTACGGGCGCGTACTTGTTTTGCATCAACTACTCCCCAACCTAGCTTTTCCATATCCTGAATGATTTGGAAGGTTGAAATATGAGCGTATTTTTCACTAGTGCCTGGAGCACCTTTAGCTGTGAAGATTGATTTTGCTTTTTCACGAATTTCTGTTTCGTTCAAAAATGTGTTGCTTTCAATGTTTAACATAACCTTTATTTTTATTTAATTATTAATTTATATCTAAATATAACATCTCTTTCCTGTGAAGCCAAGCCTCCTGTTAAAGACTTTCAATCAAATAACAGATTCGTTGGATAGTGTCGTGTTTCTTCATACGAATATCCATTCTGTACGGCTCCAAATCCAATGTTTTATCCAATTGTTTTACTTGAATTGCCATGAATTTCAACTTTTCTGTTGTAGTTCCTTCAATTTCTCCCTCCATGATACTATCAGGGAATACAATATGTGGTTTCTCTGCTGCTTTTCTACCACGTTTCTTTGGTTCAGTAGTAGTAGTAGTTGTGTTCAATTGAATTTCTACTTCTTTCTTTTTGCCCGTTCCGGGTGGGCGACCACGACGTTTTTGTTCCATAACCTTTATTTGTGTTTAATTATATAATAAATACCGCTGTTAAAATCCAGTAAATCAATATTTGAATGATATACCCAAGTTTTTGTTCTTTAAATGAAGTGTCTTCATTTCTTTTTTTGGCTTCAATGCGTACATGTGATACTGCACAAAACGCCATCCAAATGAATGCTGCTGTTGCTATCATGATTATCCAACCAAAAATTCTACACCAAAATAAATAGGAAAATAAATAATAGCAATGCAAATATAGTGTACAATTGATTCTATAATTTCAATTTTACTTCCATAAAATGGACCTTTTCCGAGATGATAATTATAAAATCTACTAATACAAGTTGTAATTCCAATTATATATAGTGAATTTGAAATTGTCAAAAATGTCAAAATTGCCTTAATTGTATCCATGTTCTAATTATTTAATTATGACTAAATATAACATCTCCTCACCCGGAAGCCAAACAAGAGGTAAGGGAGGTGTGGAGAATCCACTAGAACGTTGAAAATTAAACAGGTATAAGATCCATGTCTTTAGTGACAATAAACAATACATCACTTGCTTTCACCAGGATAGCTTCAGGATTTGCATTAGCCACCACATCATGGTAGATCATATCTCGGTCAGTTATCACATCTTCTAATGATTCACTCTCAGATACTAACTCATCAAACTCTTCACTTGATTTTTTATAGGTGTAGATACCATACTCTCCTTTACTTAATGATAAACCATCTAAATAATCCTGTAACTTTATCATTTGAGAGCTAGGGGTAGTACTAGCCACATAGCTGACTATGTCCTGCATTTTCATGATTTTATCATTCTTAGCATCCTCAAGAGTTAGGGGAGCATAGAACCCGCCTGTCTCTACTCCAAAGAAACCTCCAAGTTGAGTTGCTGGGTAGATTTTGTTTGTCCAAATTGCTCTTGATCCTTCATAAAGGATGTTATCAGAGAAGAGGTTTTTATAGTGAACCAAGACCATATAATACATCAAAGCACCTAAACCTTTGCCTCTATATAATTCACTAATGTATGTTAAAACAATTTGACCTCCTCTTAACCCATAAGGCTTACCTTGCACTTCTTCTACATCTACAGACCCAACAATATATTCTTTCCAGGTCTTACCTGATGGTTTCACTAGGTATTTTGTATTACCTACTACACCAGTAGGATCTATGAGTCTATATTCTCCCACATCAGATAACTCATCATATTCCAACTTAGACTCATCTACAGGACTACTACTGTTAAAATTAAAAGAGT